CGGAAAGAACATTTTCCTTTGAAGAAATATATTCTTCTGCAAAATAAATAAAAGGCTTGTTAGCCTTATCTTTCACGATGTGGTGTGCCTGTATATATTCTTGTATAAGCATTGCTTCTTCTGCTTTACTGGGTTTTTTAGTGGTCGTTATAGATATGCGTTTCCCTCCAACGAGACACCGTATGCGGTAATGCCCGCTTTGTAATTTTTCCGTGCTCATAATAGCTCCTTTGATGTTTCCCATAGAAAAATATTATAACAACGAGGTATTGAAACAGGAACATTTGTTCTGTAAAATAAAGACATCGCTACTTTAGTATGTGCAGGAGAAAAAGGCTATGGACGAGAAAGAACTGATACTAAAGTACCTTGATAAGGCTAGCAAGAAGGAGCTGAGGCTAATCCTGTTCTACATCAAGGCCATTTTAAGACTAGGGTAAAACCTAGTCTTTTTGTTTGCCTTCATATTCTTTAATTTGTGATTCCAAACTTTCTATTTGTTCGAGCAGGTATCGGTTTTCACTTTCCAAGCGCTCGTGCCTTATACATAACAATTCGTATTCCTTGCAAGTGTTTTCATAGTACTGTTGCCGGGCTTTTTTTGCATTTATATCTTCTTGCAATGCATTAAGAAAAATCAATATACCTTGGATGATTTTAAGAGCAATAAGAATAAACAAAAATATCGAACAAATGCGTATAACCATAAACGAGATCTGTTCGTCGCGAATCCCCATCCGATCCAAAGCAATGTTTAAAATCGCAGCGAGAAACATAATTGCAAATGACAGAAGGGAACCACATACGAATGCATCGTCGAAACTGTATATATCGAATCTGCGCAGAAAATCTTTTATTTTTTTTACAATTTTGTCTTTCATGCTTCCCTCCAATTCATGGATTATTGTTCCCTCTCATTAATCGTGGTTTCCATTAGATGTTCGATTGCCTTCCATTCCTCTGTTGATAACTTTGCGAGGGCAGAAATGAATCTCTTCTTAAATGTATCGTCAACATCAGCTTGCACGCTTCCGATAAAAGAAGCGATTTCCTCATCTCTAGTCATGGGGATAAACATATCCCCCTCGCCATTTCTAAGCCAATCTTCGGAAACATTTAATTCTTTGCAGATTAAAGAAATAGCCGCGTTACTAGGAGAGATTCTTCCTGTCTCATAGCTGGCAATGCTTCCTCTCTGGACATTTAATCTATCTGCGAATTCCTGTTGAGTCATTTTTAATGCTTTTCTCAATTCCTTGATTCTTTCTCCCATACTGCACCTCACTTTCTGAAAACACTATAAATAAGAAAAGACACATTGTCAATAAAAATCTGTGACATAAACACAAAAAAAGCTTGACATAGCATTTTATTCACAATATAATACATATACATCACAAAGTTAGATAAACACAAAAGAGGCGACACATGGGAATAGAAAACTATCACATCACATTAAAAATCGAACTCGACTTAGACCAACTAGGCTATGACGAGGACGAAGCACAGGAACTAGCAACCAGCTACATCGATGACTACCTAAATGAACTGTTCCGAAAGGATGACAACATATCGGACTGGGTCATTGAGGCAGAAATCAATCGCAACTATTAGAAAGGGGCAGAATGAAAAAAGAAGAAAAGCAGATTATCGGGAACATTAAGGAACTGATTCCAAAACTTACGCCACAGGAGCGAAATAATCTTCTGTATTTTTCGGAAGGCATGGCGCTTATTGGGCGAAGAAGAGAAGAGGAAAGAGAGGAGAGCAATGCCGAGAGTAAGGCTTGATAAAAGCTACAAAAACAAACGCTTTGATAAAGCAATCAGAGTCCATAAAGCGGATAAGGATTTGACATTTAAAGAAGTAGCGGAGTCAATCGGACTCACAGAGCGAGGATTCCAAAAGAAAAGAAAAAACGGAAACTTCACATGGGAAGAGTTATGCGGGATTTTTAGAACATTGGAATTTCGGGATAACGAACGGTTAGAAGTCATGAGGGAATTCGCATGATTACAGAGAGAAACAAGCGAATAAAAAAAGCAATTCTTTATCACAGGGTAGACATCGGAGAATGTAGCTTACTTCTTGGCTACAACCGAAAAGAATTCAATGTAGTACTGAATGAAGGAAAGCTGAACTTAGGGCAGATTATCGCTATAGCTAATTTTGTAGAGCTTACGACAAGCGAGATAGTAGACCTGTTTTTTTAGGGGGAAGAGATGAAAAGAAGAACTGCATTAAAGCTTATCCGCTACGCAAAGAAAGCTACAAAGGCTATAGCGGTGATTGACGGTATCGGGTGGATAATTCTTGTTACTTTACTGGACTCTGAACCGCCAATCGGTGACATCGTGATGAAGTATTTCATTTTAACAATGGTAATCTTATGTCTTTGCCTTGTGCAGCTTGAGATACTCGACAGAATAAAAAATTCCCTGAACGTTGGCGCGTCCAAGGGAACAAATAAAATTAGAACAATTGACATGATACCAAGAAAGGGGACGAAATGCAAACGTTATATGAGATTGCACAAGATTATTTAAAGCTTTTAGAAATGGCTGAGGAAGTAGATGAGGAAGTCTTTAAAGATACCTTAGAGGGTATCGAGGGTGAGTTAGAGATAAAGGCAGACAACTATGCAAAGGTCATCGTCGAACTGGAAAACAGAGCGGACGGACTGGATAAGGAAAGCAAACGCCTTGCAGAAAGAAAGAAGGCTATTGAAAACAACATAAAGCGAATTAAGGACAGCTTACAAGGGGCAATGGTTGCTACAGGTAAAACGAAATTTAAGACGGAACTGTTCAATTTCGGAATACAGAAGAACCCGCCGAAACTGGTACTTGATAAGGGCTTAGAAGATATCCCGATGGAATACTACATTTTCCAAGACCCGATAGCGGATAAAGACAAGATTAAGAAGGACCTGAAAGAAGGAAAAGAACTTGACTTTGCACACCTTGAACAGGGCGAGAGCCTACGAATCAGATAGGGGGTAGGGAATGAACTTCAGATACTTAAAGAAAGATGAAATAGATTGCCGTGTGTCAACTTGTAATCAAAACGGCGTGTCCTTGCTCCTCTACAAGGATGCAAGAGTAGACCAAAACATTCTTGACGAAACCTTCGGGATTTTCGGATGGCAGAGAAGCCACCAGTTAATAGATGGGAATCTTTATTGTACGGTAAGCATAAGGAACCCGGAAACTGGGGAATGGATTCATAAACAAGACGTTGGAAAGGAATCCAACGCAGAGAAAGAGAAGGGGCAAGCTTCAGATTCCTTCAAAAGGGCGTGCTTCAATCTTGGAATCGGCAGAGAACTATACACGGCTCCGTTTATATGGATTCCCAAAGAACTGGTAACGATTAAAAAAGACAACAAGGGAAAAGATACAACATATGACAAGTTTTCCGTCCGTTCCATCACGATAGAAGGTGGGAAGATTGTGCAACTTGAAATCCTAAATGATTCAAGAAAATGCGTAGTCTACACATTCGGAAAGACCCCGGCAGAAGAAAAGAAAAATAACAAGGTGCAGGATGTAACGGCAAAGAGAGAAGCAGAAGCAAAGAAGGAACTGGAATTCATAGACGGCGCAAAGGCTATCAATGTAAAGAAAACCTTATTTGCCTGCAAGGTAGAGGAAGGAAAGTTATTAGAGCACTACCATATTCCCGATGTGGAGCACATGACAAATGCTCAATTTAAAGACTTCGGGAAGAAGTGGAAGATTCTTGCGAAAGAGTGGGGCGGTACGGCAGAAATTAAGAAGGGGGCATAAATGGAATTAAGAGGCACGATTAAAGGCTTGGCAAGTACATTTCCGAAAAGAAAAATCCTTATTGAGTTGGAGACAGACGGAAGGTTAGAGGATATTGAAAAGCTACAGGGGAAAGACCTTGACATTACTTTTAAGGTTCATCGGGAAAAGAGAAGCCTAGACGCAAATGCTTTCCTCTGGTCGTGCCTTGGAAAGATGGGCGGTGTACTGAATGTTCCGGCGTGGGATATGTATCTCTACAGCTTGGAGAGATACGGGAAATACACTTACATCCAAATCCTAGAAAGTGCTTACGAGGATCTCAAGAGAATGTGGAGAGAAACGAAAGTTGTCGGCGATTTCATGAGTGTAAACCCGATTACAGGAGAGAAGGAAAAGTATTTAGAGGTTCTCTGCTTCTTTGGCTCAAGCACCTACAACAGCAAAGAATTTTCCCGGCTACTAGAGGGCGTGATTTCCGACATGGAGCAAATGGGGCTTGAAAGACCGACGGACGAACATCTTAAAGCAATCATTGAAGAGGTAGAAAAGAGATATGAGAAAGCAGAAATTCACGATAGAAGGACGGCTTGACGGTGTAAATGAATTAATATCCGCTAACCGAAAAAGCCCGTATGTAGGGGCGAAGGAGAAACGGAAGCAGCAAAACATCTGCATACGCTCAATAAGAGCGTCAAAGATTCGCCCTGTGCTTAATTATCCGGTATTTATCTGCATTAAGTGGATTGAGAGGAACGGACTGCGAGATCCCGACAATATAGCAGGAGCAAAAAAATTTATCCTTGACGCTTTACAAGAAACAAAGATTTTAAAGAATGACGGACAGCGCGAAATAAAGTTTCTAAGTGATGCTTTCGCAATAGATAAAAAATTTCCAAGAATCGAGGTTTCAATAATTGAAAATGGATGATTTCGAAAAGGAATTTTCAGAGGAACTAAAGGGGCTTGATTTCCTGCAAAAGAAGAAAATCGAATACGAGTTTACAAGATACAAACACGGACTCGGGAGACGGCTAAAGCTGACAGAGAATGAAATACTGCTTTTAAACCACTTAAAGGAACTGGATAGAAAGAAGAGGGCGAAATAATGGGAAAATCAGAAGATAAAAGAGGATTTCTATTTAGGGATTCGTGGATGGAATTGTTTAAAACCATGCCAAGAAGAGAAGCTGGTGTCCTCATAAAAGCTATGTGTGCATTTGCAAATGGGGAAGAAGTAAAAATTGAGGATCTGATGGTTTTGTCCATTTTCAACTTCATAAAGGAGCAAATGGAAGAAAACGCGATTACAGATGGGGAATAACTATGAACGAGATATTGGACGAAAAGAAAAGCTGGTTGTTCTATAAAACGTGGAACAATATGTTTTTAAAGCTTCCAAAAGCAGAGGCTGGAGAACTTCTTCAAGCCATGTGCGCGCTTGAAGAAGGGGTGGAATTTACCATTGAAAACCCAATACTTGAAGCTGTATTTTCCACGATAAAAGAGCAGATGCTTGCCAATACAGAACGCTTTTACAAGGAGAAAGAGAGACGGCAAAACGCAAGTAAAAAGGGCGTAGAAGCAAGGGCAGAAAAGAAAAAACAAAGTGATAACGAATCGTTAATGAATAATCAACCAATCGTTAACCAAACGTTTACCAATGGTCAACCAATCGTTAACCAAACGTTAACCAAACGTTTACCAAACGTAACCTATAAGGATAAGGATGAGGATAAGGATAAGGTAGAGGATGAGGATGAGGATGAGGATGAGGTAGAGGAAGAGGAAAAAGATAAAAAGACAAAGACAGTATCGCATTCTTCACTGCGTTCAGAATGCTCTGTCCCCGAAACGGGTTTCGGCGACTCGGAAAACGGACAGCCGGACGAAAAAATCCCCGTTGAGCGGGAGCAGACGAACTACAAAGCGGTTGTTGACAGCTATAACAGCCTTTGTAAGTCATTCCCGAAAGTGACTAAGCTGTCCGAAAGACGGCGAAAGGCTATAAGGGCACGCTTGAAAGAATATTCCCTTGCGGAGCTTGAAAAGGCATTCGCCCTTGCGGAAGAATCGGAGTTCTTGAAGGGGGCGAATAATCGAAACTGGATGGCAAGTTTTGACTGGATCATCAGTGATTCCAACTTGCCAAAGGTGCTAGAGGGGAAATACGCAAACAGGGCAAGCCCTAGCGGTAAGAGCCAATCCATGTGGGGCGATGATGATTTTGTTGCGAAGGTTATTCGCGGAGAAACAAGTCTTGCCGAAGAGGGATGGTTTAACGGCATGGGCAAGGTTGTAGACGAAAGGGGGAATCCTGCATGACAGAAAGCGAAATCGGTCGCCTAGTGTACGGCGTGAGAAATGCTTATCCGAGGTTCTACGCAAAAATGGGAGCAGAGGATTTTAAGGGCATGATGCTTGCGTGGTCTATGGTGCTGGGGGAATACGAATTTCAGATTGTGGCGCAAGCGGTAAAGCTGTACCTGTCGAGCGATGTAACAGGATTTCCACCAAGTCCCGGGCAGATAGTGGACAAGATTTATAAAATCACGGATCCGGAGAATGCCACCATGACGGCAATGGAAGCATGGGCGCTTGTACGAAAGGCAATCCGAAACGGCTACTACGGAGCGGAAGAGGAGTTCGAGAAGCTACCGACAGCGTGCCAAAGAGCGATAGGCAGCCCATCAAACCTGCGGGAGCTTGCACAGCTTGATATAGACCAAGTGGAGACTGTGGAGCAGTCGCACTTTATCAAGGCATATAACACGCAAGTAGTACGAGAGCGGGAAACCGCCAAAATGCCAAGCGATATACGGGCACTTGTTGAAAAAGCCGTAAGCGAAAAAAGGCAGCTTGTAAACCCGAAAACTGGCGAGGCAAAGAAAATCACGGCTAACGGAACAGCTTAGATATAGCCTGAAACGCACTACGATTCGATTTTAGGCATTGTAAAGGTGTTAGACGAGTATTTTTATCACTCGAAGAAAAATCGGGGCTTAAATCGACGATTTGAGAGGGGGCGAATGGAAAGCATAATTCCGGGAACAGAAAAAGGCGTTTGCTATATCTGCGAAAGGCGAGGGCATACGGATTTACATCATTGCCTTCACGGCATACGGAGAAAGGACGCCGACAGGCTAGGGCTTACGGTATGGCTATGTAGAGAGTGCCATAGTGCACTGCATGACAAAGGGCGATACGACAGGGAGTTAGAGCAGATAGCACAAGCGGAATACGAGAAACACCACAGTCATAGCGACTGGATGAAGATATTTCAAAAAAATTATTTATAACAAGAAAGGGGATAGGGTTGGCGCCGTAATATCATGATTCCCCAAACGAGAAAATGGAAAACGAACAAATAACGAACCTTGAAAACAGACCAAAAAAGAAACTGAAAATTGAACTTTTCAACGACAGCTTTCAGAATTTCAAGCGGTATCAGATACCGAAAGCACAGCTTGTCATTGCGGATATTCCGTACAACATCGGAACGGATTTTTACGGTTCAAATCCCGTATGGTACAAGGGCGGAGACAACAAAAACGGAGAGTCTGACAAGGCAAAGAAAGCGGGATTTTACAGCGACTTTAATTTCAATATCGCCGAATATTTTCACTTCTGCAATCGGCTTCTGAAGAAGGACAACGACAATGAAAAAGTGCCTAGAGGACGTTCAAGCAATAATCCTTGCATGATTGTTTTCTGCTCATTTGAACAACTACAAACGGTCATAAAATACGCTAAGAAATACGGGTTTGTGAACTACATCCCGATAAGCTTTATCAAGAATTATAGTCCGCAAGTTTTAAAAGCGAATATGCGTGTAGTTGGTGCAACAGAATACGCCTTAATTCTGTACAGGTCTAAGCTACCGAAGTTTAGAAATGTAGGAGCAGACGGAAAGAATCACATGGTTTTCAACTGGTTTCAATGGGAGCGTGACAAGAAGGATATTCCGAAGATCCATCCGGCACAAAAGCCCGTAAATGTAATCAAAAAGCTTGTTGAGACATTCACGGATGAAGGGGACATTGTGATAGACCCATGCGCGGGGAGTGGTACAACCTTGAGAGCCTGCAAGGAGCTGAATCGGAGTTGCTACGGATTCGAGATTCATCGCCCGTTTTATGAGAGGGCAGTTAAAGAAATGCTTGCAGACAAAAACGAACAAATAAACTTAGAACTGTAAAAAAGAGAGGTAGAAAAATGAGATTTATTAATGTTACAGGCGAAGAAATCGTGTATTTCAAAACAGACGGAACGAAAGAAATAATTCCACCAATTGGGGAACTCAAGGCAAAAAAAGTACTTTATTCGAAAGAAGAAAACAACGGTTTCACTATCTGCAATTATATGTATGAAGGCGAAGAGGTTCCTGAAGAAGTCCGGCAGGCTTTTATGAAATTTTGTACAGAAGAGGACTGCTATTTCGTAGTTTCTGAAATTTCTTATCAAAAGGCGTTAAGTATGAATCTAGCGAACAAAAAGTTAGTGACGATAGGCGAAACAGTGAAGGACGATAGCGGTAAAGTAATCGGAATTAAAAACTTTTCAAGGGGGTAAAAAAATGAATCATGTTTGCTTAATGGGGCGTTTAACAGCGGATCCCGAAATCAGATATACACAGGGCGATAACTCAACTTGCGTAGCAAGATACACGCTTGCAGTAGACAGACCAAAGAGAGCAGACGGACAGGCAAACACCGACTTTATCCGGTGCGTGGCGTTTGGAAGGACCGGAGAATTTGCGGAAAAGTATCTCCATAAGGGCGAGAAAATCGCATTAACCGGAAGAATCCAAACGGGCAAGTATGACGACAAGGACGGGAAGAAGGTCTACACCACGGATATAGTCGTAAATTCGCATTACTTCTGTGAATCCGCAGGAAACGCACCCGCAAGAAATGCAACGACAGATGAGGACGGCTTTATGAGCATTCCTGACGGAGTGGGAGACGAAGGATTGCCGTTTAACTAGGGGGGCTTATGGATAACTTTGTGACTGAAATTATCCCTTACGGACACGAAAATGCAATTACCCGGGCGGAACTAGCTACCCGCCTAGGGGAAAGCGACAGGGTGATACGAGACGGGATTAACAAATCCGATGAATTAATCATCAACCTGCAGGACGGGAAAGGGTACTTTAAGCCGTTACCGGAAGAAGGGCATTTAGTGAAAGCGTGGATTAAGCTGTTCGAGTCGAGAGTCAAGGACGAGAGCAGAAGATTAAGCATTGCGAGAGGGTGGCAAAAAGAAGCAATTTGATAAAAAAGAAAGGGGCAGGGTTGGCGCCGCAATACTATAGTTCCCCTTTTGAGACATGAAGAAATTAACAGTAAATGAATTATTTGCAGGTATCGGAGCATTCCGAAAGGCATTAATCAATCAAAATATCCCGCATGAAATTGTGGGGATAAGCGAGATAGACAAGTATGCGATTAAGTCATACGAAGCGATGTACGGAGAAACGAGGAACTACGGGGATATAAGCAAGATAGAACGACTGGACTATGCGGATCTATGGACTTATGGCTTTCCTTGTCAAGATATATCCTTGGCCGGAGATATGAAAGGTATAGTCAAGGGAGAGACGAGAAGTGGTCTGCTTCATGAAGTGGAACGGCTTTTAGAGGTGGCTCAGGAAGAAAACACCTTGCCGGAGTTCTTGATTATGGAGAATGTAAAAAACCTTGTGTCAAAGAAATTTATCGGGGATTTTCAGCGATGGATAGAAAGGCTTTCAGAATTTGGATATACCACTTTTTGGAAGGTGCTAGTTTCTTCAGACTATGGGATTCCTCAGAGAAGAGAAAGAGTATTTGCAGTTTCTGTAAGAAAAGAAAAGGCGGGGTACGAATTTCCGACGCCTATACCACTCGAAAAGAAATTCAGAGATTTTTTAGAGACGGAGGTTGAAGAAAAGTATTTCTTGCGAAAAGAAACATTCGAGTATCTTAAAAACCATTCGGAAGAGTGCAGGGTAAAAGGGCTTGGCTATAGATTTAATCCGGTCGTTAGAGATGAGTGCGAGATAGCAAATACAATCACTACTGAGATTGGCAAATTAAGGCTAGGAGATAATTTTATTCAAGAGATAAAAATCATCGTGCCGGAAGCCACAAAGAAAGGCTATGCCATAGCGGAGCAGGGCGATTCCATAGATATAGCCTATATCAATCAAAACAAGCGTAGGGCACGGGTTGACAAAGAACGGGCACACACGATAACCACTTCCCCGCAGATTGGAACGCTGACAGAGCACGGAGTGCGGAAATTAACGCCTAGAGAGTGCTGGCGACTCATGGGATTCACGGATAGCGATTTCGACAAAGCGCAGGAGGTATGCAGCGATACACAGCTTTATAAGCAGGCAGGAAATAGCATAGTGGTGCAAGTGCTAGAAGGTATTTTGAAAAAATTAGTTGAAATGGAAGGGGTGGGAGAATGAAAAAATATGACGAGTATCAGAACTATTTAAACCAATTCGAGAAGTCAGCAGATAAGAATTTTCGGAGAATGATTCTTATAGATTGCCTTGGTGATTACATGGATGAATTACTAGAACGAAAAAACATCCTCGAACCCGACAGCGAAGAATACAGGAAGCTTGAAAATCGGAGGGCTGAGATTATCAAACTGATTGAAATTGTTAGCGAGGAAAGAAGACTTGCATATATCCACAAGAATCTTCAGAAGGAGGTTGCAGGATGAAAGAGGTAAAGCTATATCAATGCGAGTTTTGCGGAGCGCAATTTGAAACGGAAAAACTTGCTAAAGAGCATGAACAATACCATAAGAAAAATCTTAGCATAGTCGGAAAAACTTATGAGCGAAGTGATGGATTTCCGGGAATCATTAGAATAGCTTGTGAAGACCCTTCGCTTGTGGCTGTGTATAAATATTGCTGGCTGACAGATTAAAGCTTTCGTGGGGGATGACAATGAATGACAATATAAAACATCTTATACAGCTGATGGACGAAAATCCCGACTTGCCCGTAATTCCGATGGTCGGGCAAGATATAGTCGCTGACTGCACAGGCGAATGGGTTGCGCATTTCGGGAAAGCAGAGATAAAGAAAATGTGCATATACGGGGAAAAGGTGATTTTTCGAGAGGAGAAAAACGCCATCAAAACTGTAGAGGCACTAGAACTTGAATGGCTGACAGAAGGACGGACGAGAGAGGAAAGCATAGAAAGGCTAAACGGGTATCTTGATGAACTAGACTGGTTGGAAGCAATCATAGTACATATCGAAACGCCTACAGTAAAGATTCCAGACAACACGGAAAGGATTTATGAGGTACAGGAGGGATAAATGACAAGACTACCAAACTTAGAATTATTAATGTATAAAGCCAGTTCGATTTTCCTACAAGAGGAAGAGTTTCTCTTGAAAGCCAGAAAATTGAAAAACTATGAGATACTTGATATTGAGGTTGAAACATTCCCTCAAACATGGGGGAGCACTTGCACAGGATTTGACATTACAGAGGATGGAAAGGCTACTGTCGGCGGTTGTGCGATGACTACAGAGTATACAACTGTGGTACATGAAAAAAGAACCGATTTTTATTTAGTGTTCTTTGGAGATAGACCCTGCTATGTGGTTCACAATCCAACAAAGGAATTTTACGAGGACTTGAAGGAAAGGCGATTGGCAAGCCTATCAGAATCAAAAGAGAGGTATTAGAGGAATGATACAAAAAGTTGATTTAAGACTTCTGAGTAGACAAACAATGGCAAGGGCTAATGCAGTTGCATACTATGCGGAAAAAGCACGGAATGCGAAAAATGAAGCGGAAAGAGTCATGAATTTAAGACATGTAATTGAAGGCATCGAAGTGTTGATAAGCACTAAGGAAATTTTTGAAGATACAATAGGGGAAAGCTTACACAGGAAGGAAGGCGATGTATAGCCATGAAGCCTTTAAATTTCGGGCAGTATCAAGCAATGAAGCGCTTTACCTTTAATCAGATGAATGCCTGGGCGGTATCGGTATATAAAAGCGGATTCGAGGACGGGCAGGAAGACGGGACGGAAACCGTGGTACTTGATTTTGATGAGCAGACCATGCGGGAATTTCTGACATCCATAAAGGGGATAAGTGACAAGACGGCGGATAAAATCATATCCGCCATGATAGAAAAAGGCGGGGGGACATGGGAAGTATAAAGGGAAACAGATGTTTCTTTCAAACTTGCCTTAAAATCCGCAGAACCTTAAAATATAAGAGGTACTTAAAGGCGTGTGATAGAGGTGGAGCGGATGGACTGGGGAAATGAGAAAACACAAGTGAAATGCCCTTTTTATATATCCCATACATATCCAAGGGGGAAAGGGGCGACGGCGATAGCGTGCGAGAAATTGCCGGATATAGAAAATTCCTGCACTATGCGGATATGCTTTTCCAAAAAAGCAGAACTTATAAAGTACATGGATAAATACTGCAAGTGCTTTTCTTATCAGAAATGCCCACTATATCGCCACATACTGGAAGAGATGGAGAAAGAGGATGACAAAGAAAGAGCAGGAAGAACTAAAAAGGCAAAATTTATTGTATAAGAAAGTCAAGGAAGCAAGCGACAAGAAGACAAAAGAGATCCGCTTTTGGGAAAGGCGAGCGGAGCACTGGGGAAGGCTGAAAGCGGATAAGGACAGGGAACTTGACAAGATGGCGGTAGAACTCCGGCACAGCCAAGCCCTATGCGGGATTCTTTTAGAAAAACTCGGAGGAAAAACATCCGTAGAGGGAAAAGAATGGCAACAAGCCATTAGGGAAGGAAGGGACGTCACGGCGTGCACGGATGAAAAGGGAAGCTTCACCTTCTTTATTGCTGGGGACAAGGTAACGGAAGAAGGTTAAAATGCTCCTAGAGAAAGGGGGCACATCGTGAAGAAAGCAAAGACCGATTCAAAAGAAAAGAAAAGCCGAAGATCGCTTATAGATGACTATAAAACTCCAGAGATGCTTATATACCTTGAAGATCTAAAAAGGCAAGGGATGACTGATGAGGAGATAGCGGGGAAAATAGGGATTACTGCAAGGAATTTCGCCTACTGGAAAGCAAAATGCAAAGAGATACGGGATGCAGTAAAAAACGGCAAATTCGTGTCGAATGCGCAGGTGGTGAACGCCCTTTTCAAGGCGGCACTCGGGCACGTGGTGAAAGTACCGACTATCCTTAAAGACAAACAAAGCGGAATCCCCTTAGTCCGTAAAAAGGACGGGGAAATAGGGCTTATGACAGGAGAAGAAGGAGAAGAAACGATATTATATGACGACTATCTGTATATCAAGCCTGATGTGAAAGCAATGATTTACTACCTTGCGAATCGGTGCTATGAAGAATGGCGCATGAACCGAACAGAAGAAGTAGGATCCGAAAAGGCATCGCCCGGAGTGGTGGAAGTGGTAGTTAGAAATGGCGGACTTGAGGAGTTAGAAAGAAAAGCGATAGAGGAAGCAAAAAAGAAAGATGCAGAAGCAGAGAAGAAGGCAGGATAGACCCGCCTTCTTTCTTTGATTTCAGAACTTTTTTATGTGGAAGGAAATAAAAAAAGAGCCTAAGCCCTTTTTCTATCGTCTTCTAATTCTGTGCCTTTTCTTCTGTATGTTTCACTGCCGTAAGTTAAACGAATTTGTGCCATGTCGTAAGGCTTTCTATTCTGCTTATGGTATCCTTCGGGGGCTTTATACCAAACGCCCTTGTTGGGGGAATACTTGAATTTAAGGGATTTCAAAACGTCCTTGTGCTCTTTGGTGTTTCCGCTTACCCATATCCAAGACCCGCAAACTTCAATCAGCATATCGGGGTAATTGAGAAGCTCTTCAATTATGGTCATGAATTCGTCGGCGGTTTCGGATGTAGCTTTTTCGTACTTCTCACCTTTTGCATTTACGTGGAAGGCTTTAAGTCTGTCGAATGCTTTCGAGAAGGCTTCAGATACCTTTTTCATCTCTTCAGTCGCCCATTCTTGATTTCCGATGTTGTTGTCAGGGTGAAATTTTATAGCTAACTTGTGATATTCCTTTTTTAATTCCTCGGCGGTAGTGCAATTTGTGAAGTATGCAGTCATTTTATTTTCCTCTCTTTCTTATGTGGGCTTGTGCCTGCCGGCTTGTTTTCTTTGCTATGTCCATAGTTTACAACACTATGACCATAGTGTCAATAGTTCAAGACTCGAAATATTTAACAAATATGCACATAGTTATTTGTGCAATATGCCTATGTACATAGATGACTAAATATGCTATACTCTTTGCAAAGGAGAGAAAAACAAATGGAAGATAAAAAGAAGAAAGCGATTCGAGATATCGCATATCAAAAGGAAAAGATTAAGCGGATTCCCTTTTCCATACAGCTATCCGAATATGACGCATTAAAGGAGCAAGCGGACAGCGTGCCGATGAATACCTTCATAAAGAAAGCCCTTAACTCCTACACGGGACAAGAGATATTTAAGGTATAGGGGGCGATTATGGAAGACTTGCGGTTTGAGTGGGACGAGAAGAAAAATGAAATCAACATCAAGAAGCACGGTGTTAGTTTTGAAGAAGCAAGAACGGCTTTTTATGATGAAAATTCAAAAGTAGAATATGACGAGGAACATTCTATAGATGAGGAACGCTTTATATTGATAGGAAAAAGCATAAAAGAAAAGCTTTTATTCGTCGTTCATTGCTATAGAAAAGCGGAAACAATTAGAATTATATCCGCACGAAAGGCAAATGTAGGCGAACAAGTAAAGTACGAAGGGGGTTTATATGATTGAGCAGAAAAAGACGCAAGAAGAAGCAGACGATGAAATTCTGAACAAAAATTTTGATTTTAAACATGCCGTTAAAAATCCGTATATTGAGCGATTAAGAGGGCAAGATTCCGTCATTGTAGATATGGAAGCCATTAAATACTTCAAAGAAATGGCGAAAGGCATGGGGACGGATTGGAAGACCTTAGTAAATATGTATTTGGTAGATGCCGTAAATCAAAAGAAAAAAGTTAGATGGGATTAAGTTAAGCGATTCTATCGTAAAAGAGGGGGGCGAAAGCCCTCTTTTTTTATTGCGTGGGTATAAATGCCCTCTTTTTGCTATGAAAGAGTGAAGAAAGGGGGATTTTATGGATACGATTTGGACGCCACAACCTAAGCAAGCCTTGATGATGTCAAGACCGGAGTACGAAGCCTTGTACGGCGGTGCTGCAGGCGGTGGAAAGACGGATTATTTAGTGATTGAAGCATTAAGGCAAGTACACATCCCCCACTATAAAGCCCTTATCTTGCGCCGTACCTTCCCGCAGTTAAAGGAAATTATAGATAAAGCCTATCTTTACTACCCGAAGGCTTTTCCCGACGCAAAGTACAACAAGACGGAACACCGATGGACTTTCCCCTCGGGTGCAAAGATTGATTTCGGGAGTCTCAACTCGGAAGAGGACAAGTATAAGTATCAAGGTATCGCATACGACTTTATCGGCTTTGACGAGCTTACGCATTTCACAGCGACACAATACGAGTATCTGAAGAGCCGTAACCGTGCAAACGGGGCGGGTACAATCGTATACACACGGGCGACAGCGAATCCCGGAGGCATCGGGCATGGTTGGGTAAAGGATCGCTTTGTTACTTCCTGCAAAGCAGGAGAGGCTAAAGTAGAGGTGCACAAGGTAAAGACAGCGGAAGGGATAGAGTATAGGGCGCAGTCGAGGGTATATATCCCGGCTTCTGTCTTTGATAACAAGAAATTACTGGAAAATAACCCGGAGTATGTGACGCACCTAGCGGCACTACCCGAAGCAGAGCGGAATGCCCTTTTATATGGCGACTGGGACAGCTTCAACGGGCAAGTTTTCACAGAATTTAGAAATTCCGTGGATGGGTACGATACGCACCAATTTAGCCATGTGATTAAGCCTTTCCCTATCCCTGACTGGTGGAAGGTATTTCGGGCTTATGACTTTGGATATAGCAAGCCCTATGCGGTGCTGTGGTTTGCGGTAGACGGTGACGGGAGAATGTACCTTATACGGGAACTCTACGGGTGCACGAGCACACCGAATACGGGCGTTAAGGAAGAGCCGCACGAGCAGGCACGAAGGATAAGAGAGATAGAAGCGACAGACGAGAGGTTAAAGGGAAGAAAGATAAGTTCGGGAAGTGTAGCAGACCCCGCCATATGGAATAAATCGACTGGCGTATCGGTTGCGGACGCTATGGAAGCGGAAGGAATTTACTTTGACAAGGGCGACCATGAGAGACTGGCGGGGCTTATGCAGTGCCATTACAGACTAGCGTTCGATGAAAAAGGCTACTCGATGTTTTATGTGTTCTCTGACTGCCTAGATTTTATAAGGACTATACCGAACCTTACATACGATGAGAAGAATGTCGAGGACATCGACAGCACACAGGAAGACCATATATACGACGCATGGAGGTATGCGTGCATGCAAAACCCGATAAAGGCAAGAAGAAATTTCTTAGATAGCGACAATCACGATTTCGACCCGCTGAATTTATACAAGGGAAATAGCAGAGTACGGATGTACCGCACATAAGGAAAGAGAGGGAAAAGATGGCAAGAGCCAAAAAGAAAGAAGAGTTGCAACAAGAAGAGAAGCAAGCTATAGCAGAGGGACTTATGCAGGAGAGCGCAGAGAGAGAGGAAGAGGAGAAGAAAGAAGTAGAAAAGGCGATTTCTTCCCTTATCCCGAAGCTTACAGACGAGGACTGCATAGAAGCTATGGGGCGGTGCAGGAAGTACCACGAGAAAATGCAAGGCTTAGAGAACCGCTTAAAGGAGAACGAATCGTATTACCGACAGCAATATACTTACTACAAGAACCTTGACGAGCAAAAGAGTTTGCCCGAAAAGGGTAGCGGGTATCTCTTAAATGCCGTGATAAACAAGGTCGCCGACATGATGGATAACTACCCGCAACCGACTATCCTTCCTCGTGAAGAGTCGGACGAAGAAACGGCGTCAATCCTTAGCAAGGTTATTCCTGCAATCCTTGAGCGTAACAACTATACAAAAGTGTATTACAAATGCGCAATGGAGAAGGTAAAGAATGGCGTTTCCGTTGCGGGCGTGTTTTGGAATCCCACAAAAGACAATATAGGCGATGTGGAAATTAAGCGAATCGACATCTTAAATATGAGATGGGAGCCGAACATCGAGGACATACAAGACAGTAAAGAAATCTTTATCCTTACGGAGTCGGATGTAGAGACTATGAAGGTGCTTTACCCCGACAAATTATCAGACCTTGCAGGATCATACAATGCGGACTTGTCCCATTACAGCGACACGGAAGTGGCACGGGCTGATGAGAAAGTGATTGTCTATGATTGGTACTACAAAAAGACGGTATCGGTAGAGATTGGCGGGCAAGTTTTCCCGAAGACGGTACTGCACTATGCGAAGTTCTGTGATGGAAAATTGCTTTATGCCTCTGAAAATGACTCGACAAAGTCCGAAGGTTGGTACGAGGACGGGCAATATCCTTTTATCTTTGATGTGATGTATCCAATAAAAGATACGCCTGTCGGTTTCGGAATGATTGATATTATCCGGGAGCCGCAAGAATTCATAGACAAGATGAATAAAGCGTTAATTCAAAACGTCCTTGCCAATGCCCGCCCTCGTAGACTCGTAAAGGAATCCACAAATGTAAACGAAGAGGAATTCAGCGACTACAACAAGTTACTTGTGCACTATGAAGGAAATGCAGACGGCATTCTTCCCTTGGAAGTGAATCCTTTGCCTGCCATCTATGCGCAGATTTTGGAGAACACGAAAGAGGAATTAAAGGAAAATTCGGGCAATCGTGACTTCTCACAGGGCACAACAAGCGGAGGAGTTACGGCGGCGTCAGCTATTGCCGCACTGCAAGAGGCGTCAAGTAAGACCTCAAGGACGATGAACCTTGTTTCCTACGACGCTTTTAAGTCCTTGATTACTATGGTGATAAGCAGAATGCAGCAGTTCTACAGCGTTCCTAGAACCTACCGTATTATCTTGAATAACGAAAACTACTATGCAATGGTCGGGATCTCGAAAGATTCCCCGATGGCAAGCGACTCAATGGCGGAGTTGCTACCCGATTCAGTGTATGATCAGTCAATCGGGAAGTACATGGGCGGGCATAAACCTATTTACGATATTTCCGTAGGAGCGGAAAAGTCAAGCCCGTATTCAAGAGTTGCACAGAATGAATTTGCAAAAGAACTTTTCCAATTAGGCGTATTCAATCCGCAACTTGCGGATCAGACGCTAGGCATGCTTAAGATGATGGATTTCGACCAAAAGGAAGAAATCATTCAGACCGTTTCACAGAATCAGACATTGCTTCAGGAGAATATGCAGATGAAGCAATTACTGCAAGGATTAGGCGGTATCGTAGCAGAGACAACGGGAGACACCCGTATAGTGGAGATGTTCCCGCAGGAAGAAATGCAGGCAATGCCCGGGAGAGTCGAAGACAACGGGAGCGTGGAAGTAAATCAGCTTGGAGAAGCAAAGCGAAGCACAGGGAATTCACAGGCTGACAAGGCAAGAGCAGAGTCGAGAGAGAGGGCGGGAGTATGATAGAGATTCGATACAAGGAAAGCCCGCAGGAGATAAAGCTGTCTGCAAGCGGACACGCACAGAGGGAAGAAGAGGGCACGGCGTACGCTTGTAGTAAGGTTTCCATTCTTACGCAGGCTTTGGCGCTTTCTGTCCTCGACCTCTCGGAGAAAAAGGAAAGACGGGGAATAGAGTACATGGCTAGTCATGGGGAATTCTTTATTTCCGCAAACCTGAAAGCGTTTACGCCAGAAGAAAGAGAGCAGATAAAAGCTTACTTTACTCTTTGCATGGGGGGATTAGAGATAGTGAAACAGCAATTTGAAAAAAGTATTCTTATTGCGTGTGAATAAAGAATAGATGTTTGCTAAAACAAGAGTATAGACGCTAGGGAAAGACCTAAGATAACGGCACACTCACCGAGATTGAGCAGAAAGGAAAACAAATGGAAAAATTGTATTTATACCCTTTGCAGTTTGACGGAGACGGAGAAGGAGAAGCACAGGCGCAGGCAGAAGGCACGGAAGAAGTAGCGAAAGAGGAAGAGAAGAAAGACATCCCCGAAGAAGCACCGATTCCGAAGAAAGACCTTAAGGCACTCTTAAAAGAGGATGCAGACTTAAAGGCGCAGTATGACAAGGCAATTCAGAGCCAAATCACTAGACGATTTAAGGACTACGAAGGCTTGAGAGAGAGAAGCCAAGCGCTCGACAACTTATCCAATTTAGTACGAAGCGCATTTCCCGACGCACCGCAGAACGGAGACGCCAATGCCCTTTTTACTTACTTGCAAGGTAAATCAGACCTTTTCACTGAAGCCGCAAGCCAAGCAGGCATGACAGTAGACGCCTATCGCAGAATGCAGGAAATGGAAGCGAAGAATCGCGCGCTCCTTGGAGAGCAAAGAGCTATGCAGGAAGAAGCGAGACGGCAGGAAATGTATGCGATGTGGGACGCACAAGTTCCCGAAGTAAAGGCAATCTACCCCGACTTTGACGAGCAAGAGGAAATGCTAAACGAAGAGACAGGGGAGCGCTTTACTACTCTGCTATCGCAAGGGTGGACAATGCTACAGGCGTATGAAGCTATCCATATGCACGAGATTATGGATAAGACAGCGCAAGCGGTAAAGAAGCAGACCGCAATGGACACAGCGAAGCAGATTAAGACAGGGCAAGGCGATGTAAAAGAATCTGCTACAGGAAAGACAGCTCTGTCACCCGTAGGAAGTGACCTCGGGAAAATGAGTAATAAGGAGATTGAAGACATTATAAGACGTGTATCAGGGGGAGAAAGAGTAGTCCTCTGACACGCAGAAAGAGGAGATTATGGAAAATTTATTAAACAGAGTAAAGGGGTTGTTTTTAGAGGTTTTACAGTTCCCGGATCCTACACCGTTAAACCTTACCACAAGCAATACAGCAGGCAATAATTTGACCCCTTCCAACAATAAGGTGTTCTACGATCAGAACCTTATTCGTTTGGTTGGCCCGTCCCTTATTCATGACCAGTTCGGTAAGAAGGCAAACATTCCTAAGAACCACGGTAAGACTATGGAGTTTAGAGGATTTGAGCCGCTTGCAAAGGCGCTGAATCCTTTAACCGAGGGACAGACACCGACAGGAAAGAAGCTTGATATGTTCACCGTTACGACTGCACTTAAGCAGTACGGTGACTATGTGGCACTTTCTGACCTTCTCGAAATGACCGCTATCGACAACCACGTACTGGAAGCGCAGGAGAAGCTGGGCGACCAAGCGGGAAGAACGCTCGATACGGTTACAAGAGAGGTAGTGAATGCGGGAACAAATGTTCAGTACGCAGAAGGACAGGTATCTTCTCGTACAGCGCTGACCGCAGCAATGACCTTGACACCGAAGGCTATCGCTATGGCGGTAAGAACGCTGAAGAAGAGAAACGCTCCGAGAATCAATGGAAAGTATGTCGGTATCATTTCACAGGATGTAGCTTTCGACCTTCAGCAGAATCCTGATTACAAAGACTTGTTCCGTTATACGGATAATTCCACTTTCAAGAACGGCTACTTGTTCGATTTGTCAGGCGTAGAGTTCTACGAGACTTCCGAAGCGAAGAAGTGGATCAATGCAGGAGCAGGATCTATTGATGTGTACTCTTCATTGATCCTTGGGAAAGACGCTTTCGCAGTGACAGCGTTAGAGGGCGAGGGCTTGGAGACTATCGTTAAGCAGTTAGGCTCTTCCGGTGCGTCTGACCCGTTGAATCAGCGAGCAACTGTAGGCTGGAAGGCTCTTAAAGCTGTAGCAATCCTTACAAACCAGTATATGGTTCGTATCGAAACAGGATCCTTCTACAACGAGCATGAAGCAAACTAAGGGGGTAATATATGGCAAAGACTGAAGCAGTAGAGACAAATGCGGTAGAGACTGAAGCAGTAGAGACAAATGTGGCAAAGACTGAAGCAGTAGAGATTGAAGCGGTAAAGACGGAGAAGGTATTCCTTCCCTATGACGATACGCATAAGCGTCCTTTGTATGTATGTGTAAACGGGCGGTCTATGAATATCGAAAGAGGAAAAGAAGTAGAAATTCCCGCCGAGTTTGCCGAGGTAGTAAGGAATGCGATTCAGCAGGAAACAGACGCTGTAAGGTATTCCGACGCAATGGCTTATAAAGAGTAAGGGTCGTTTTTGGGGCGGTGGGGGAACTCATCGCTCCTTTTTATTTACCATGAAAGGGGTATATATGATTAAAGTAAGAAGTAAGACGCTGTTTATTCCTGCAGAGGAGCAGAGCATCGGGGCGGTAGGGGAAGCGGATTCCACGGTAAGGGAATTCCATATCGACAGAGTGTCGGGAGACGGGGTAGACCTTGCAAATCTCTTGTTTAAGCTGAATATCCGCTATGCAGGAGTACGGGAGATTGACCGAAGCGACCTTGAAAAGGTGGTAACGGATAATGCTATTATTCTTAGGTGGCTGATTTCGTCTGTGACTTTAAGAAATGCGGGAACGGCTTTCTTACAGCTTGATGCATTCGACGAGACAGGATCTTGTCGCTGGAAGTCTTATCCCGGTGCTGTGTATATTGAAAAGTCGTTAGGGAATACAGAGGTTTCTTCAAATACTCTTTCCGAGTTGGAACAGCTAGAAAAGAAGTTCGCCAAGGTGGGAGAGGGAGAGTCAGCGAGAGTAGAAGCAGAGAAGAAAAGAGTTAGCGCAGAAGAAAAGAGAGAAGAGGCAGAAGGAAAGAGAAATGCTTCTCTTGCAAATATCATTGCGGAAGAGGATAAGATTAAGGCGGTTTCCGCTGAGACAAAAGGATATAGGGATAGCGTGAAAGTGGATAAGGACGCAATCACAGCGGACAAGCAGGCTATAACGGCTCTAAAGAACGAAGCTGTTTCGGCAAGGGAGACAGCACAGCAACACGCAAGCGCTGCAGAGGCATCTAAGAACAGCACCATTACAGAGGGCACAAAAATCAAAGAAGCGGTTACGGCTTTAAAGAACGAAGCTACTACAGCTAAGACCGACGCAGTAAACGCAAAGAATGAAGCTGTATCAGCAAAGAATGGGGCAAATACAATTAAGGGAGAAGTGCTATCCTTAAAGAATGAAGCAAATACAATCAAGGGCGAAGTGCAGGCGTTAAAGAACGAAACAGAGTCAAGACTCCAAAGTGCAGAGAGCAATATCCAAAATCAAGTCATGAACGCTACTTCCTATGCAAATATGGCAGAAAGGTCAAGCCAGCAAGCGGAAGGCTACAAAATGGAGGCGAGTACATCGGCGCAGAAGGCGAGGGAATCCGAGACAAAGACGCTTGAAGCTTTGAAGAAGGCACAGGAAGGCGGGAAGGTAGCAGGCGTTACCGCAGATGAAATGCATAGCTACGTTGATAACGCTGTAGGAAAGATAAAGAGCGGAATCACGGAAACGGAAGCTATTGCCGTCGTAGGTTCTGAATTAAAGAAAAAGGAAGTCCCGCAGAAAGATTACAAGGCGCTTACAAAGACGCTTGTTAGCGGGGCATCCAGCACGTTTGAAAACATCGGGAAAAATTCTCTAGTTGACGGGGAAACGCTTTCTAATGCACTTAGCGGAGTGGCAGAGGGAGCAAAGGAAAGATTCCTTGATAAAAGCGGGCTTAATGGCGCTGTTACGCCGATTGTGGAAAATACATTAAAAGAAAAGTCCAAGGTTGACAGGAATATTGAAACGATATTCGACCATTTATTAGAAAACCCGAATAACAGAGAAGCGTGGTATGCAGGAAATAAAATTGTGAGTGGAGAAGTTCTTGATCTTGCAATAAGAAGAATTAGTAGCAATATAAGATATTACATAGAAGAAGCAGTTTCTTCTGAAAAACCTATTGCTAGTCGTTTAAGAGTGGATGAACCTCCATTAGATGTATTGGAAAGGGTGAAAAATGCAGTTGAATATGGGGGATACGATGTTATAAAACCCGGAGATTATATTGATTTAGGAACTTCAATTCCGGGAACTCCTTCAATGCGTTTTTATGTAATGGGGGTCGATACGTTTGGAGATAAACCTTGTATAGATTTTATAAGTTTCGATTACCCGGGTAAGCTTCAAGTTCCGAAAGCTGAATTAGATAGCATGACAATTTCTCCTATTACTGTGAATTCTCTTGTTGATCGTATGGTAAAGAATGATGAACGATTATATGCATTGAAACGTGCGCGGAGAGCAGGGAATATAAATTCCAAGCAAATTTCTGTTTTTGAAAAAAGCGATACAATAAATGTTAGTTATTGGACATTGGACTTCTCACATATTTATGGAGAAGTTTCGTTCATAATAGCGAGAGAAGGAGCAAACTTTCTAATTACAGGCATTCAAAGATATCCTCTTTTTCAAAAAGAGAAATTTAAAAAAACGTTAGGAAAGAGTAGGGTCCTTACATCCACAACTTCTCTTGATAACACTGCTATAATTAATGATGCGGAACTTCTAAGTTTCAAAAATAAAACTATGGTGTACAGTGAAATTCCTGAAGGTCCTGATAAGGAAAGTTTGCTTAGGTCTAGACCAATTGTTCCTATTTGTTTCAGTATTATCAAAGGTACTGCTAGATAAAGAGGGGGGGGAGACCCCTCTTTTTGCTTGGGAAAATCTACAGAAGTTCAAGGACAATACAAGAAAAAGGAAGGAGCGGAGACAATGAAAATAACAGTAGGGGAGATTCTTTCTCTTGTTGATGACGCAAGACCGAACGCCACAAGCGAGAGTCTTAAATTGCAGTTTTTAAACGAAGTAGAAGCGGAGATATTCGATAACTACATTGCTTTTCAGAGGGGAACAGAAGCACATATCAAGCCAATTCATGCGAGGGCGTATCTCAATAAAGAGAAGGATGAACTAAAGGGAAATGCCGTTACAGAGGGAAGAACAGAAAGCATCGTGACCATCATGGGGACAGACCCGTATTATATCGGGAATCCCTTAGAAAGCAGGACGAGAGACGGAGAAGCGCAGAACGAAGGCATGCGGGTAATGGAAGAGAAAGATGAAAACGGAGAAAAGAAGATTATAAGCGTGGATAGGGGGATTCCCGTTCTTGTTCCTTACACGGCGCAGGATATGGACAGCGTAGTTCTCCTAGACAGCCGTTTTAGCGGTATCTATATCGCATACCTTAAAGCAAAGATTGATTTCTTGGAGGACGAAATAGAAAGCTACGCTAACGACGTGCAGGCGTACCAAGCAGAAAAAGAGGCATGGCTTAGTTATATGAACAGATACCTTATTCATAACGAGAGGAAGCCGAGGGGGTTAATCTGATGAATTTTAAGCAAATGAATCCACTAGGGAAAGCGAAGCAGAGTATCGGCGTGTTCGGGGGACTGAATCAGTCAAGTGTCGGGGCGGATAATGAGTTTTTAGATATGAAAAACATATCGTCAAGGCTATTCCCGTCCCTTACTTTGCGTGAACCGAATTTGCCTTTTACTGAATCAGAAGAGCCTGTACAAATATTTTATAAGAATTCCTTGTATATGTTCGGGAAGAATGCGCTTATCTATGGCAAAAAAAGAATAGCATTAAAAAAGACCGTGGAATTAGACAGGGTTCTAGTCGGAATGGGCGCATATATCTGCATTTTCCCTGATAAGCAGGTATTCAACACTAAGACGGAAGAACTAACCGACATGGAATCGTCATACACGCAGGAAGGGCAAATCAGCATTGCGCCTGTTTCGGAAGGTTCAAGCTTTGTAAAGATTCAAGGGAAGAGCATCGGAAAGAATTTCAAACGGGATGATGTTGTCACGCTTTCGGGTTTTACGCAGTACACGGAGACACTGAATGCCACTAAAGCAATAAAGGAGATAGGGGATGATTTTATTGTCATTTCCGCAGTAGATGAAAACGGTGCGTTTCTAAGAAGTATCACGGAAGAAAGCGGAGTAAAGATTGTTCGTGCTGTTCCCGATATGGACTATGTTTGTGAGTTTAACAATCGCTTGTGGGGGTGCTCCAGTAAGAATCATGAAATCTATGCGTGTAAGCTTGGAGACCCGACCAATTGGAACAGCTTCCAAGGCACGGCAGCAGACAGTTATGCGGTTTCTGTCGGGAGTGACGGAGATTTTACGGGCGTTATCAGCCAACAAGGCTATGTTGTGTTCTTTAAAGAAAACTACATTCATACGATTTACGGCACGAAACCTTCAAACTTCAGCCTTGATACCGTAGAAGCGAGGGGAGTAATGGAAGGGTGCAGTGCTTCTCTTTGCCATGTGAATGAAGCGGTAATGTATGTAAGCCGTGACGCAGTGATGATATATCAAGGGGGAATGCCCGAATCGGTATCGGACAAGCTGAAAGTTAAGTGGAATCATGCCATTGCGGGGCAGTGGAGAGGGAAGTATTACGTTTATTTGAGAAAAGACAATCAAGGATCTATGTATGTGTTTGACCTTAAAAATCAGTTGTGGATAAAAGAAGCGGACATAGAAGGAAAGATATACAGCCTTGTAAACGCTTCAGGGAATCTTAATTCCACTTATGAAAAGCCTTTAAATGGCGTGTTCCCTCTTTATTCAAGAAATACAATGGCAGACGATATGCAGGACTATGAAAACACAGAATGGTATCTTGAGTCTGTGTATTTGGAAGAGGGCACGCTTGACAAGAAGAAGGTGCGTTCTCTTCAGTTTAACATTGAATTAGAGCCGGACGCAGAATGCACCGTGTACGTTCGCTATGACAATGAAGCGACGTGGAGAAGAGAAGCGTCTATTACAGCGGACAAGCGGAATACCTATCTTATCCCTGTGAAGCTAAAGCGTTGCGAGAGATATCAGTATAAACTTTCAGGGCATGGGAAATTCATCTTGTACGGCATGAGTAAGACTATCGGGAAAGGAAGCGAGCGATGAGCGTATTTACAGTTCCGAAGATTGCAATTGGAGAGATTAAGAACCTTGAAAAGGTAAAGCTGTACCTTGCGGAACTGAACAAGAAGATCCGCTTTCTTTCTGAAAATGTGGACGGTGACAATATAGTCCCGTCTGAATATCAGAAGTTTTACCAAAACGAAGAGAAAGCCGTTCAGCTTGTGCATTCTATGGACGGCTTTACTCTTGCTATGGAAGACCACGAAGAAAAGACAAGAGCGGCAATCGAGCAGACGAGCAGGGCGCTAGATTTATATGTGAAAGAAGACGATTTGCTAAACAGAATAAGCCTATCTACTGAAAAGATAAGCATAAGCGGTACGGGGCTAGAGGTCGATTCAAAGAACTTTAAGCTGGATAATGCCGGAAATCTAAGCCTTACGGGAAAAATTACTGCAGAGAGTGGCAATTTCGGGAGTTTTCAGATAGTTAATGAGGGCGGAACAAGCTTTTTAAGGGGGAATACAATAGATGCCTGCGGGCTTGGTGGGACGGTTGTAAATGTGAGAAATCGCTTAGATATAACGACAGATAAGGATATAACAGGATGTTATATAGATTTTAGTAACTGCAAAATTGAAGTAACGGAAAAAACCTATTTCGGGTGGTTTGCCTGTGATGATGTTGTGTGTGGATCTACGGTTTACGCAAATTGCGGGCAATGTAGGGATGCTTATATTGGCGGGCGTTTAAGCTGTTACGATATTTTCTCGAATGACAGAGGCATAGCATGGAGTGACAGGCGTGTAAAAAAGGATATTAAACCAATCGACAATGCTTTAGAGTATATTCTTTCCTTGCGCCCGGTGTCGTACAAGTTAAAGGATGAAGAGGGCATACATTATGGGCTTGTTGCGCAAGAGATTCTAAGCGGTGGAGACCCGTTCGGAATCGTTCACACAATGGAAAATGGCTATTATTGCGTAAACTATGAGGCGCTGCACGGCGTTATAACAAAGGCAATACAAGAGTTAAAGGGGATAAGCGATGATTTACAAGATTGAATCCCCCGACAGCATAAAGGAAGCAAAAGAAGTCGAGGGGCATATAACAAGGATCAATAGAGCGGTGCAGAATGTTTTTTCCTCTTTGGACGCTGTAGATAACTTTTCTACAGAGGAATTACAACGATACGAGGAAACAAAGCACAACATAAGCCTTTTGGATATGGGGGCAGGCGGGCTTTATACAAAGGTTGAAGAAACAGAAAAAAAGATAAAGACAGAATTAAAAGCGTCGGAGCATGGGATATCGCTGTTGGTTAGTAAGGGCGATGTAACAAATTCGATAAACCTTTCGTCTGACACATTAGAAATTAAAGGGGAACGGCTAGAGATTGCGTCCCCTAATTTTGTACTTACAGAAAATAGAGCGGTGGCAAAAGGGGAAATCAATGCCACAGGCGGAAATATTGCGGGATGGGAGATACAGAGCGATGCGCACGGCTCTTCATGGTATGGAAAAGGCACTTCAATGATAGAAGCAAGAAATATATTTGCTGACTACGGAGATGCAAAAGAGATAAACGCATATGGGGACGTATATATCAACGCAACCTTTAAGGGGAATTTTGAGGATATAAACGTTAATAATGCCAAGTTCTTAGGATCTATCTCTTGCTCTGCAATGGAGAGCAACGGAAGACTTACGTGCTATGCAATGCGCCTTCATACAACGCAAAGACAATACGGAGAAAAGATTCCAAGTAGACCCGAATATCCGGATAAGGAAGAAGTAAAAGAGTTTGACGAAACCGACAAGAACTATAAGCACTACAATACGAACTCTTCCCCTGTAGGTGGACTACTTGTTTATGACAATGTCGAGTGCAAAAGCTATTACTCAAAGCTTGCGGGGAAATCTTATTCAGACAGAAGATTAAAAAAGGATATAAGACATATAGAAACGAAAGAAGGCTATAGTCTTTTAGAAACGCTTAAGCCGTGTTCGTTTGTGTATAAGGATAGTGGAATAAGTGCTACTGGATTTATTGCACAGGAAACGCCGGAAGAATATCGAAAGGAAATAAGAGACGGGCTATTAGGGCTTGAAATGGATTCGATTACGGCTTGCCTTGATAGCGTCCTAAAGGATATGGGGGAGATATGGAAGAATTAGAAAAAATAAAGGGCTTGCTCCTGCAGAATCAGAAGATAATACGGTACGCCTCTGAAAATCTTTCCTTCGATTCCGCTTTCTCGAATGAATTTATAAAGGAATACTCGGAATTGCGAGGGAAAATATCCGAATATGAAGTTAGTCTTGAGAAGATAAGATACCGCATAAAAGGTATAAAAAGCGATATTGAATCAAGCGTAAAACTTCTTTCTGATACTCTCGAATTAAAGGTAAAAAAAGCTGACGCAGTAAAGGAGTTAAATATAGAATTATCACTCGGGAAAGGTATTAAGTTAAAAGGGGAGCGGCTAAAGGTTGATACACAACGTTTTAAGGTAAATGAAGCCGGGGTACAGTTTAAAGGAGAGGTTAATGCTACAGCGGGACGGATAGGGGGATTCTTGATAAGCGGAGACAGGCTTATAGGCGGAGAGGGGTCTTCCATAGGTTCGGGAACAATTGAGACAGCCTATATGAATATGCGAGGGGCAAACGCTGAACTAATAGATTGTAACCCGGAAGATATAACCGGAAAGAGAGTTGTATTTACCTCGAATAGAAAACTGGATAAGGAGAGTAAGAGCGGTTCGTCAACGTCCATAAAAGGGGAGTTGTCTATATCCGGTGCAATCCATGCAACATACGGATGGCAAAATGAGCGGGATTCAGACGGGGAAGAGCATGGAACATTGCCAAGCTTTTCCTTTGATGTAATAGATGTAAAAAGTATGTGCACCTTGGCCAGTGAGAGCGGGTCACAAACGCCTGCACATCGTGTTACATGTTCGCAAATCCTGGCACAAGGGAAAGACTGGTGGAGTGACGAAAGGTTAAAGGAAGATATAAAGGATCTTGATGGGGAAAAAGTAATGCGCTTGTTTCAAGCGATTACCCCTGTTGAATATTCCATGAAAGGGGAGAAAAAAAGGCATAAGGGATATATAGCGCAAGATTTCTTCTTTGCAATGGAGCAAGCTGGATTCAAGGGAATTGTAGAAAAGAATGGAAACTATCTAGCAATGTGCTATTCGGAAATTATTCCATTCAGAATCAAGATGATTCAAGAAATATATAAAAAGATAAAGGAGAGAAAGCAAAATGGAAATAAAAGAAAAGAATCTACTTAAGGCACTTGAAATGTTGAACAATGTATCTGTGGTAGGAATAGCAAATATGGCGAACATGGTAACAGCTTATCAACTGCTTACGGGTGTTGCTACAGTAGAGGAAAAGAAGGGAGAGGGCGACAATGGCACTAAGTAATTCAATCGTTGATTATTTGAATCAGAGAGGGCAAGGAAGTTCCTTTGCTGCACGAAAACAGCTTGCAAGCCAGCTAGGGATGACAGGGTATAGCGGAACGGCAAGCCAAAACACAAGCCTTTTAAATCAGCTTAGAAACAATGCAGGATTAGGAGGGAATAACACTCCTTCTGCAAATGTAACGGCAGGGCTGAATGCTACAGCAAACGCAGGGGGTGCGAATGGCGGGGCGACAGTCACAGAAAGCTATAGTTCTTCTTCCTACGGCGGGGGAAATAAATATCCTGCACGTAAATATAGCCAGTCCCAACAAGTGACAGACGCATACAATGCTTATAAGGCAAGGCTATCAAGAATGCCCGATGACTATAGCGAGTCTGACGAGGTGGAAGCAAGAAGAGAACAATTAAAGAATGTAGAGGGAAACCGGCCCGATCCGTTTAAAAGTAAATACGAAGCGCAGATTTCGGGACTGCTAGACCAAATCTATAATCAGAAAAAATTCTCTTATACGGGAAAAGACCTAAAGAACGATGACCTCTATCAGATGTATGCACAGCGTTATACAGATTCAGCCCGTAGGGCGATGCAGGACACTATGGCAAATGCACAGGCGCAGTCGGGCGGCTATGGTTCTTCCTATGCTGCACAAGTGGCACAACAGTCCTATGACAATACCATGACGGGCTTAAATGATAAGGTTATGGATTTTAGAGACAGAGCCTATCAAATGTATAGGGACGATCAAGCGAACAGATATAACCAGTTGCAGGCGTTCCAGGGACAGGACAACACCGATTACGGAAGGTATAGAGATACAGTAACCGACTGGCAGAACGACAGAAACTACTTCTTAAATGCCCTTAACGGAGAAAGAACGCATGACCTTAATGTCTATAACGCCAATACGTCGAATTACTGGAACGGTACAAACCATTTAGCAGGACAGTATAACGCTGATAGAAGCGCAGATATGGGAGTCTACAAGATGGATACCGACAATGAGAATTTCGATAGAGAAATGAGCATGAAAGAAGAGCAATGGGCGAAAGAATATGCCATGAAGAAGGAAGCGCAGGATCTAGACAATGAACTTGCAAGACTGAACATCGAAAAGACGAAGCAGGCACTAGCGGGCATGGTTCTTGGCGGAAGCCGTGGTGGTGGCGGTGGACGAAGAGGGGGAAGAAGAAAGTCGGGGAAAAAGGGCAAAGTAGAATCCGTAGCAAGAAGCGGAAAGCCGAATGTAAATGTGTTCGACTTGCTCGATTCCGCACAGCCGTACTTCAACAAGGGGGCGAATAACGTAACGGCAAAACCAACTCCGGCAATGAACGCAAAGAACGCCCTGCAAGCAGCGTATGCAATGGATGGAATTAACTACGATTTAGATACAATGCCCGACGATGCTCTTACTTACATCACAAGAAACGAGTTAAGAAAGGCAAGAGAGAAGAGAGGATTTTAACCAAAGGGGGAAAATATGGGAAGATTAAGTTCTTTATTCGACAATAAGAAGAGAGAAGAAAATAGACGTTTAATAGAGGGGTATATCTCGGAGAAAGCAAAAAGAGAAGCAATTCCACAGGGCGGATATAGAACAAACACAGGGGCTATGAATACAGCCCCTTCTTCCTATTCTCCTATAAATGCAGAAAGTTCTGTGACTACCACTCCGGCAGAGCCTAGCCTTTATGCTAAGTATAAAAGCCCGCTAGAAAATAAAGTAACCTACGGGGGAATTCACGATGCCCCTGTTTCCTTTGTGAAACCAAAACAAGCCACAGCGGAAAACACACCGCCTATAACACTTACAGACGCCGACTATGAAAAAATGTGGCAGGAGTATTCGGCGAGTCACCCGATGAGAATGCCCGAAAACTACAATGGACGTGCAGAGTTTGCCACAAACGCAAACCCGATGAGTAAGGACGATTACATGGCTCTTTTAAAAGGGGACTATGAAAAGTCCGGGGAATATAAATTCCTGAACACACTTTCGCAAGTCCCCGTTGCAGGGAAAGCCGCGCCTTTATTAGGTACGGCATGGAACATGACGCAAAGCACCTTATCGGGAGCAGAAGGTCTTGTGAATACGGCACGACAAACCTTTTCTAAAGATAAGCTAAAGCCCGAAGATATGCTGCAGGCAATGAAGGCTAACGCCGTAAGAGAAGGAAGCTTAAGGGCTTTAAGAAACAATCTAGGAATGAACCATGACGACGGGCGACTAGATACAGGGGAAAAAGTAACAAACTTTCTCGGTGGTGTTGTACTAGACGGAGCAAGTTCTGCAGCTAGAAATCTTGTGTTCGGTCCGGCAGGGCTTGCGTTAGCGGCAGGAAGTGCTACCAATCAAGAGTTCCTAGAGGATTCAGTAAATCCTAACATCACAAGAAACCAAATGCTTGCAAGTGGAGTTGCAAAGGGTGCGGCAGAAGCGGCGTGGGAGTATGCGCCGACTATGGGCTTTTTAAAGCTGTCAAAGAATGGTTTAGGAACAACCGGAAAAGAGATTGCAAAGAACGTCCTTAAGCAAATGGGACAAGAAGGCCTTGAAGAGTTCGGAACGGAGATCACCAATGATTTAACAGATACTCTTATAAAAGGTCGTGAATCCGAAGTAATCAAGGAGTATCTTGCTAGGAAAGAAAATGGAGAGAGTGACACTTCTGCAATGCTTAATACAGGCGTAAACAGATTGGGAAATGCAGGAATGAGTTTCCTTGCGGGGGCTTTGTCCGGTGGAATGTCTGCGGGAATTGCAGGGGCAACGCATACACTTGCAAACGGTGCACAGTATAACGATATAAATAATTTTAAAGAGATTGCAGAGGGGGCAGACACTTCAACCGAAGAAGGAAGAACAATTCAGGAAGTAGCAAACAGACTAGCAGAGAAAGAAGCAAGGGGAGAGAATATAAGTACCCTTGAGAGGGGGTATCTTTCCAATGCTGTAGAGAATGCGGCTATCGAGGACTACAACAGACAGCAAGAGGAATGGCAAAGTAAAGATAGTCTTCAAGAAAGTAAAGATAACAAGCAAGAAGAAACCGAAGCGGAAAAGCCCGGCTCTGTTCCTTATGCGCTTTTCTCAAATACAGAGGCAGGACAACAAGCAAAGCTTGAAAATGCAATCAATGAGAATCTAATCAAGGCAAATAGAGAGAGTATCGACTATAAAAACCCCCTGCAGGAGTTTTCCAAAAACTACGATACAGAGGGAAGAAAGGCATTCATAGATAACTATGACGGGAATATCCCATTGACTGATTATATCAAGGCAAGCACACACGCTTATAACCTTGGGCGGTATAACTATAATCTGAACGGCGAAGATAGCCTAGAAAAGACTGCAAGCATGGCTTTACTTTCCAAGGAGCAGAGAGAAAGCCTATTCAAGGCGGGAGTAAAGGACTACGAGAACGCAATTAGTAAGTGGAACATAAAATACAAAGAGCGTATAGAAAAGAGAACAGGCGGACTAATGGATAGCGTCCCGCATGCGCCGGAGAATCTGAAAAAGGTATTAGGTGCGCTCGGAAAGAAGACGGGTATACTTTTCCGTATCGTGGATTCCAAATATCAAAACGGAAACACAAGTAACGGATCCTATGAAATGGGCAAAGGAATTATCACTATCGACCTGCAGAGTGATAATGTTCTCGGAACTGTAGCGCATGAAATGACACATTGGATAAAGGAATACGCAAGCGAAGGAGAAGACCAAGGAATGTACGGATGGTTTAAGGGGCTTGCCTTAAACAGTATTCTAAAATCCAAGAACACGGATTTAGATTCCCTTATTGAAACCTATAAGCAGGCTTACGGAAATTTATCCACTGAGGAAATCACGGATGAAATCGTTGCGGATTCCACTATGCACTTCTTAAATGATGAGGAATTCATTAATAAGTTGGTAAATGGGACGGAAGAGCAAAAGAGCCTTGGAATGAAGGTAGTGCAATGGTTAAATGATATTATCGAATCGTTCAAGGACTTAATCAGCCATAGCGGGGAGCGACTGGCAAGTAGGGCGCTAAGAGAAGACCTAGCGAGATACGAAGAGACTAGGGACGCTTGGCTTGTTGCTATGTCAACAGCAAAGGAGAACATGGCGCAATATGAAGCGGTAACAGAAAACAGCGACAGCGGAGAACTGTCGCAGGTTCAGTTGCAGAAAATTATTGAAGACGGAAAGAAGCAGGACAGAGAAAGTTTGTTCAAAAGTATTTATGAAAACCCTGACTCATATAATGATAAATATGTCTATGCAGGGGAGACACCTAGTATTCTTTCGAAAATACTAGGCATAAGAGAGTTGCCTATGGTTATAGAAAAAGAACACATTATTTCCATGCAATCCAAAGATGACCAAGAAGTAATTGAAAAAATCAATCCTAAAAGAAAGGACATAGAGAGATATAACGCTCACACACTAACAGCAAAAGATATTTTAAATAGCATTGAAGGGTTAAATAGTCCACAGTATATTATTAAGTACAAAGCAAAACAAAATGACTTTAAGCTTACAGTGGTTACAGATTATAGCATTGGAAACAGCCCTGTAATAGTTGGAATTATACCGTCGATTCAATCAGGGTACTTAAATGTTCAGTTTATTTCGAATAGAATAAGTTCTATATACGATAAGTCATCAATAAATGAATACATTAATAAAGCTGTAAGAGAAAATAGACTTCTATATGTTTCCGATTATATAGAAAAAAACAGAGAGCTGGCCAAAGTTGGGTCTACTCACCAACAGCTACCAGACATCTCTGTTATTGACTCAAACTTAGCACGCTATAAAGATGGTGTCAAGGGGATTCTAGCCAAAGATAGCAAGAAATTATTGGAAAATTCGGAGTCGATTATTAAATACGAGAATGGAGAAAGTACAAAACTTCTTAATCAGCTGGACATTTCCGAAGAATACTATAACAGCCTTGTAGAAGAGAATGAAAACCTAAAGGAAGAGAATAGCTATCTGTCCGATGTGCTGAACGCAGAAACAAGATTCGAGCCGTCAAGGAGCGATGTAAACCGCATTGCAAGCGATTTACTTTCACAGTACAATTCGCAGTTTAGCAAGGCAAAGCTTGCGGATCAGCTAAGTGGTTTCTATAAGTATCTTAACGAGGCAAGGGATATTGACGGCGGAGAGGTGCGGAGCGTAAGCCGTGCAATTGCTAGAGAAGTTATAGAGAATGCCACCTACAAGGAAGATTCCGAAGTGCAGGACTATAATAAGATAAAAGAGTTCTTTGGCGGAAGACCGATATATATTACTGAAAAGGAATTGCACGACCTAAGATACGAGAAATTCGGAGACCTTAGAAAGCAGTATTTCGGAAAGATTGATTTCAGAAAAGCAACAGTAGATAACGGGGGAAATGCAGACAAGGTATATAAGAGTTTTGCAGAAGCGTTCCCTTACCTTGTTGCAGGCGATAAAACCTATTCCGACGAATTGAATAAGCTTATCGAAGCATACGAAATGTCTATCCCTAAAGTGTATGAGGCATTCCCCGGAGAAGAGCAAGAACACGCAGTAGATAGGCTTTCCGATGAAATATACGACGCTTTTCTTTCTGTTGGAGATGAAAGACTTTATCAGAAGTATAAGGACGGCTATAAGAAGATAAAGGAAAAGGCAAGGGCGGAAGTACAGGCAGAGTTTCAGAAGAAGTATAACAAGGCGCTTGATAAGATTAAACAGCTTAGAAAAGACTATGAAAATAGTCTTATTAGCCATGAGGAATTTATAGACGCAGAGTCTAGGCTCCTAAGCCGTGGCGGTGCGGAGTATCAAGCCCGCCTTGAAATGCATAGAGCCTACAGGCAGAAGCAGGAAGAGCAACGCCATAGACAGATTTATAAGAAAGAGATTGTAAGGGATAGTAAAGCCTTGATGAAGATGGCAGTAAGTCCGACCGATAATCTCCATGTACCGAAGGTGCTACTAAAAGACTTAGTGCCCGTGCTTTCCGCTGTAGATTTTTCGTCTTACGATGCTTTCTATGAGAAGAAGCCGAAAGTTGAAATGACGGCAAATGAATTTAAGGGAGCACTTGCAACATTAACAAGCAGGATCCAAGAGGCAGAG